GTTTCCCAGTCACGATCGAGGGGCGGGAAAATTACGTCAGGGCAAACAGAACATGAAGCGAGCGAGGGAAACGATGGCTTGCGTAGGATTTGGCGTAAATGGGTAAATTTTGGCCGTCCAGGTGTTTGGCCTATACCTAAAAAAATAGCTGTAAACGCCAAGATTGGTAAAATCGCCGCAAATGCACCTGAAGTAGTTAGTCTAGACGAGTTAGATCGACGGCTCTTGCAGGCGTGCTGGTCGAATTGTGGGAAACATCCGTCTTGGGCTAAGATTACGCTTGATCTGCTGAAAGTCTTACATGTAAAATATCAAGAATCAACGACCGAAAATAACGTACAGCTTTACATTGACGGAATGCGTGACCTTTTGGAGGGCAAGAAAGATGAGGGGCAAGTTATCACAAACAGTAGTTCAAATGGCCGCTGATAAGCGGTTGCAACTAGGGCTTACATATACCCAAGCAAGTAAAATAATGGGAATTGATCGGGGCACTCTTGCCCAAATCGAGGCCCAAAAACGGCCAGCAAGTACCGAGCAACTCGGAAAAATTTTGAAATTTGTAGATAGGCAAGGAGGCTGAAGTTGTGATATAATAACTGTGACATATTATAATTTAAAATTACCTTTACATCTTGCCCCGCCGCGCCGCGCCACTGCTAATGGCCGTGCCCGATTATTGGGGCGAAGTAGCTCATACGAATCGGTGTGGGCTATTTTTTTTTGCTAGAATTGCCAGCAAAAGCAAAATGCCTGTGGGACTTGTCTAGGGGGTTATAGAAATTGACCAGAAAGAGATTTGCGAAAATTTCACTGTCCATTATGACAAATTGCGTATCTTTATTTTCTTGACACTATCTTTCCAAGATACAAACCCATTCTTGCCACACCTTTGCCACACTTTTGGCCTGTAAAATCAACAATTACAAGCCAACTCTGCCACAGAATCGCCACGCACGCTAGAAAAAACCGAAAATATTTGCTACCATTTAAATTTAATGGAAACTCAAGCAAAATTTAGGTTTTTCAAAGATTGCGGATATACTCCCCATAAATTCCAAGAGAAAATCCATTGCAGCACAGCCCGTTTTCTCGTGGTTGCTGCTGGTGCGCGCGGTGGAAAATCTTTTGCGGCGGGTGCTGAGGCTGCCTTTACCGTGCTTTTTCCCAACAAGCGAATTTGGATTGTCTCAAGCCAATACGAACTTGCAGACAAGGAATTTGACTGGGCTTTAGACTTCCTAGCCAAATTTAAAATTCGCGGCAAGCGAGCTATAGATTTTGGGAAATTAAGCTCACCAGCGCGCGGGGGGCGGTCTATACGCTTTCCGTGGGCAAGTTTTATTGAAACAAAGTCTACACAAAAACCCGATTCGCTTTTGGGTGAAGAGTTAGACTTACTCGTCTTGGGTGAAGCGTCACGAATACCGAGAGAGCCTTACGAGCGTGAGCTAGAGATGCGGCTTTCGACTAGGAAAGGCAGACTAATCGCCATATCCACACCAAATATGGATAGTAAACTGCTTAAAGAGCTTTACGAAAAAGGGCAGTCTGATGCGCCCGAAAATACTGAATGGGAAAGTTGGCAGTTTACCAGCTTAGATAATCCTAATTTTAATCAAGAAGAATATGAGCGATTACGCAGAGAGCTTCCTCCTGAGATTTTTGCGGAACAGTGTGAAGGGAAATTTGTCTCTCGCAGAGGTAAAGTTTTCCCGTTCGAGCAAAGGCATGTCATTAAAGAGATGCCGCAAGGCTGGGAAGATTGGCCGGTTCTGCGAGGCATACAAAAAGGATTCAAGAATCCTTTTAGCTGTCTGTGGGTATGTGTGCAAAACGCTCAAGATCGCAAAGACAGGAAATATATAATTTTTAGTGAACTTTACGAAAAAGAAAAACTGTTACCAGAATTGTCTAAAGAAATCTTAGAACGCAGTAAGGGGCAGCGAATAATCGGGACACTTACGGATTACTTTGATGAAAGTTTTATCGGCGAGCTATCTAAACACAGAATCGCCGCATCAAGTCCTTTCGAGAAGGGATTAACGAAAAGTCAAGGACTTGTAAAGCGCGTACAGCTACTACAGAAAATGTTTTTCAGTAAGGAAAATCAGAAGATTTTTGTACATGAATCTTGCGGGAATCTTCTAAGAGAATTACAGGAATGTACTTGGCCTGACAAACGCAAAGAATCTTCAGGTCAGCCAGAAGCCGAAATTCCTCTGCTTGCAAATCTGCAAGCGCCACTAGCACTGAGTTATGTGTTAGTATTTTTGGAAGCGTCTTAAAGTGAACATTCAAGAAAGAATACTACGCATTGCGGCGTTAGCTGGGCGGAACAACTTACAATTTGGCTGTGAGAAACCAGGCGGCCGTGCGTTGTCACCAACGACCGCGAACCAGTTACGCAAGAGAAATCCAGATGCGGTCTGTGATGTTAAGCTTAAATCTGGGCAAACTGTGCAGTACAAGCGCAAGGGTGTAGCTGATTCACAAGATGCTATTGATAAATTAGAGAAAGCCGAAGCTGTAGAGGCCAGAAAATCTAGTAATCTAATCAGGCAGAGAAAGGGTTCCGCTCGTGCGAAACTTAACAATGCACAGATAGTAAGGCTAAGAGAAAGAATTGCAAAGTTGCGCCTAAAAATTTTGGCATTAGAACCAGCGCGGCGCGCTGCACTCAAATCCTTGATAGCACAAAAGGAAACCGAGCGTAAGGCCGTGCCAGAGCCTAAAAATTGGGATGAGAAAGTTAAGGATTTAGAAGATCGTATAGCACGAGAAAAAAGGTTAGCACCATTAGGAAAAGCCTTGAGTGCGGAGGCACAAACTGAGAAAGACGCTTCTCAGGGGAAGCTCATGAGGGAATCTAGAAAAACTGGTGCGTTGAAAGCTCTGGAGAAAGAGATGGCCGAACTCATGCAAAATAGGCCGCGCGCGCGCGATCAGGAAACCTTGAACAATACGGCCGCCGAAAAGATAGAGAAGGGCGATTTTGCCAGCAAGGAGCAAATTGCTGCCAAAGAACGCGAATATAAATCGAAAAACCATTCTCCTGTGTCGCTAGAGAAAAGGCGCGCGGCAGAAGCAGAAGCGGGAAAAATAGGCGATGAAGTTTCTGTAAATATGCAAAATGCGATAATTGCGGCTGTTGATAATCTAGCTGGCAATAAATCTGGCATGGACGCGAGCGATCCGATAATCGAGTTCCCGAAGGTATACGCGCAAATCCTTCGTAAGTATCCCGACTTATCTATAGCACGCTTCAAGGACGCATTATTGAAGATTTCTGAGAACGAAAAAATAGATATGCACCCTTTGAACGACTTTGATCCAAAGCTGCACGAAAAAGAATTTATTTTTGACCCAAACGCGGCCGCAGGGGCTGCGACAGGATTTCAGTTACGGCTTTACTATATTTCTAGGCGTTAATATGCGAAAATTACAATTTGGCTGTGAGAAACCAGGCGGCCGTGCGTTGTCGCCAACGACTGCGAACCAGTTACGGAAAGCGAATCCAGACGCAGTGTGCGATGTTAAGCTAAAGAGCGGCCAGACGGTGCAGTACAAACGCAAGGGAATCGCCGCGCAAACAGAAACTCAAGAAAAACTTGGCCGCGCGGAAAAGCGGCTGAAGAAAAAAGAGACGAAGCTAGGAACACAAAAAGAAGGTAGTCGTGGGCGACTACTAACCGAGCAGCAGCTTACCCGTGCGCGTGATCGTGTGCGTAGTCTGCGGGAAAAGATTGCCGCTCTTGAGCCTGAGAGACGAGCGCAGCTTAGGAAAATTTACAAACCGTTTGCACAAGACGCACGGCGACAGCTTGGGCAGCCCGTCCGCAACGAGAGAGATAGACTGGCGGAGGAACGGGCAATTGCGGCGCAGCAGGCGGAGCAAGCACCGCTTTATCCCAAATTGATAGGCAGTGAGAAGCAAGTTAAATGGGCAGATGATATTCGCGATAAGTGGTCAAGAGATTTAGATATGATTCAAGATTTAACAATGCAGAATAAGCCCGGATTTGAATATGGCGATTTTGTGCGTGCTAAACTCGGCAAAAAAATGATGGGGGAAATTAAAGATGCTAAAACATTTATTGATAATCGCGTGCTTGGTATGTCTAAAGTAGTTAATGAAATTTTAAGTAATTATGGTAGGTATTTACTTGTTAAAAAATCTTATGAAGAGGGAAAAACACTGGAGGAGATATACGGAAGAAATGTCTATCCGCCGAAGGGGATAAATATAGAGACACCTGCGGGACAAAAAGAATTTATAGAAAGCATAAAATATTCATCCTTTGACGCAATATCAGATAATAAGGATTTTGTCAATAAGGCAATTGAAGTATTTAATAAATTCTCTAAAGATGACAAATTATCTGCGTTTAAAACTATAAGTGAGACAATGGCGAATAGGCTAGTAGGTCAAATAAATTAGTTGAAAAATAATATGCCAACACCCGCGCGAATACAAATAGTCCCGCAGTACATATCTGAGCTACGGAGTATATCAGGGATTTACACTGGCTACATCCCAAACAGCTATGCCGATAAAGTCTCTGTAGACTCGTTTTATGAGGTTTTGCAAAACGACCCTGTAGTCGGTCATGCGATGCACTTACTTAGCATAATGACAATTGGCGAATATTATGAAATCGAGTGCGAGGATGCACGCCTTAAAATTATCGTCAAGGAAGCCCTACAGACAATTTGCGACTTCACCCACGTCCAAAAGAGTCTTGTGATGGGCGCGGTGCTTTTTGGGCTAGGTATTCAGCGAAAATACTACACTCGCAAAAAGCTCAGTGGCATACCGGGCGAATGGACTGTTGTAGATCGAATACAAGAAGTTGACCGCCGCCGCTTAATGATCGAGCGGGATGTAGAAGATCGCAATAAAACATATTGGACAATGTACAGTCTGAAGGATGATAAGTATATTATTCTATTTGACCGCTCGGAAAATAAGAATGTCGAGGATGGGGAAGCCGTTCAGGATTATATTTGGTACATCCATGAATGGGAAGAGCTAAACCCTTTCTTTCGAGGGCTTGGCGATTGCATTTTCCAGCTTGCGTATATCAAGACCAAAGCCATGCAATATTGGGCTGACAACGCCGAAAGCTGGGCAAAACCGATTATTGCGTTTACGACAGACTTAGCAAATAAGGTCGCGGATGCCAGTTTAGGCGCGGGTTTTGTGTCAGCAGATGCAGCGGCAAACCAGATTTTATCGGAAGTTGAGAAGATGCGAGCGCGATATAGCTTTGTGCTGAACAACCGCGACAAGATTGACTTTCACGAACATGGGTCAACTGGGAGCAATATAATTGCTGAACTTATTGCTTACTGCGATACTCAAATTAGACAGCTAATTTTGGGTGCAGAGCTTACTACACAAAGCGGTCAAACGGGCAGTTATGGACAGGCAGCAGTACACCGTCAGGCTACTGACTCGGTGATTCTGTATAATCGCAACCGAATCGCTGAGGTGCTAGAAGAATATTTGATAAACGATTTTGTGTATCGCAATCGTTTACAGTTACACGCCTTGAGAATTAAGCCACAGCGCGTAAAAATTAAGCTAAAAGTACAAGACGAAGAAATGAAGCGTCAGGAAATGGCTAAACAGCAAGGCGGTAGAAATTACCCAAGTCAAAAAGGGAGTATAAAATGACACGCGGCGAAGGAATTACGCCACTAAAGCGGTATAAATGGAAAAAGCAATCTAATGGTAAATATTCGATTTTTGATGTCGAGATTTTTCGGCCGTTTGAGCGCGAAACAGAGAGCGGCGAGGAGATCGAGCTAACACCGAGCGAAGCTGGTGAGGTTATCGCAAATTTTCAGAGTGACAAAAATCACGGGCGGTATCAGAGAGTGCACCTAGAGCATCAACCGCAAGGCACGAAAAATGCGCGTGGTATTGGATATTTGGACAATATTCGATGGGATGAAAACCGAAAAGAATTTTTTGCCGATCTTGTTGAGATTGAGCAAGAGCATTTCGAGCGGTTTATGAACGGCGACTTGCCTTACCGCTCGGTTGAGTACGATTTCCAAAACAAGAAAATTACGGGGCTGGCGATACTAGAATCCAGACCCGATTATTTTAACTTTACAAACCTATTTTTAGCACAAGACGAAGCTAATGTCAACGAGTTGCAGTATTTCCAAGCCGAACGGAGTAAAATTTTGCAGTTTGGCTATCAGTTTTGCGGGAAATCTTGTAATTGTGATAAGAAGCTGAAATTTTGTGATTGTGAGGGAACAATGGATAAAGACGAAAAAGATAAAGACGTACAATTTGCGGACGCGCCTACCGATACACCGCCGCCCGCTCCAGAGACAGACGGGGACGAGCCTAGCGCAGAGCCGAGCTTATCGGAAGTGTTATCTGCGGTGATGGCAATTGGACAAAAACTCGACCAGCTTTTACAGTTAGATGCGGGTACACCGCCTGACACAAACTCAGATATGGCAACCCCAAGCAGCGTGGCTATGCAAGCCGACCCTCGGATTGCCATGCTTGAGGCAAGGATTGCCAAATTTGAGCGACAACAGGCAAAAACATCTGCTTTGCAAAAGCTTAAAAATCTCTGTGATGAAAACCCTGAAATATCCTTTGAAGATCACAAGCAAGTTTTGATGCAGTTTCAAGATGAGTCTGCTAGAAACGTGTATTTACAAGCTTTACCAGTGATCGTAGCAAAACCAATTGGCGCAAGTGCTTCGCAATTTGCCGCGAAGCGCGGTACGAAAATGGAAGCCGAAATTTTCAAGAAATATCAAACTAACGCAGGTACTTTGCAGTTTGCAAAAGCTGCGAATAAGAAATATCAGCAGATGCTTGAAAATGACGCTAGAAACGGCAAGAAAACAACCATTACATTCTTCCCGACCGCAGAAAAATTTATTGATAATGCGATTGAGGAAGAGGAAATCCAAGCGGGTTTCCTAGAAAGGCTGTAAAATATGGCAGATCCAACAACAGTGCAAACTTTCGGTCACGAGCTTGTTAGTGGCATTGCCAAGCCCATCATTAAGACCTCTGAGCAGCTTGTGGTAGGTGGGTTCACGGCAATTGATCCCGCAACTGGCAAAGTTGAATTTGCCGAGTCGGGGCTTTTGCAGCCGTTAGGCTTTGTGAAAGACGCTTCAGATGGGCGCAAACCGGAGGGGTTATTAGGCGATGCAGCCAATCGCGCGACAATCGAGGGTGGGATTATTGCGCTCAACCGCTCTGTTACAGGCGCAAGCGCAGTTACGGACAAGTGGAAACCTGTATATGCCACAGATGGGCAAACCCTCACGCTTACCCGTCCCACAGGCGGAAAGCCGATTGGCTTTGTGTGGAATTGGATAAGCTCCACTTACTGCGATGTGTATTTTTTCTCCGTTGTAGACGTGTATTTCCAAGCCTGTCGTCCAACTCGCCAATCTCGCTTTGTCACATCTATTAACTCAAACGCTCTAGGTGGCACAAGTGCCGTTACGCTGCTAACTTTTGTTGCCAAGGAACACTTCAAAATTTTGTCTTTGTATGCACAGCCGGGCGGCTACGATACTGGCATTGTGGCAGGTTCTCAGGTGATAAACTTTGCGATCAATGCTGTTGCAACCACGGGCGGCGTGCTAACTCTCGCATATACTAGCTTTGATGCCGCGACCGATCTTGGTACGCAAATTGACGCGACCGCTATTACCGCCGCGAACGAAGTCCATGCTGGTGATACCGTAACCTTACTCATGGCGGTCTCTGGCACAGGATTTACAGCAGCAAAACAGGGCTTGGCTAATATCTTCATGGATATTGAACCAATGATAGCAGCCTAAACAGGGCGAAAGGATAAAATAAATTATGCCAAATATTTCAAACCAAGAAAGTTTGCGCCCTGGGGTTTTAGCCGATTTTAAGGAAATTTGGAAACAGAAATTTCCAGTTCTTAAAAAGACCCAGGAGCGGCTTATTAAGTTTTTGTCGGCTAGTACAGTCCGTAACGCCATTTATGCCTTAAAAGACGCCGTTCCGATGGTTAAACTGTGGCCGTATGGAGCGCCGCGTAGCCATCAGGCTTTTAGAGATCGTTTGATTTCTATTGGCAAGAATAACTATGAGCTAACCATCAACTGGTCAGGTTTTGACGAGGATGATGACCAGTTAGGAGACCTAAAGCAGCATGTAGACATGGCTGCTAATCGTTTCTTGCAACTGCCAGACGCGCTGCTGGCAGAGTATTTAAATGGCGCAGCGGTCGAAAACGGTAGCCTTCTCTTGGCCTATGACGGTGTTGGTTTATTTAATACCGTTGATGGCGATGGGGCAGCGCGCTATGGGGTAACGAACGGTAATATTGTCTCCAGTAGCGGCCTCACAATTCCTGCTATTATCAATGACTTAGCAAGTGTTCAAGCGCGGTTTCTTAGGTTTAAAGACCCGGCCGGTCAACCAATGTTTCATCCTGAAGAAGTATCTTACAAAAATATGTTTGTCGTAGCTCCAACAAACATGAATTTGCTGTTCCAGAAAGCAAGCGAGGCCGAGCTTATTCGGTCGGACTTGGCATCGAGCATGCCCGAAAGCAATTGGATCAAAGGGACATTCCAGTACGAAATCAACAACCGTATTACAACAACGACAGATTGGTATGTGTTTTTGCAGCATCCATATTACAAGGCGTTCGCATATCGCGCTCCCGGTGACGTGCGGACACTGATGCAAACAATAGATAACAGTGACAGGGGCAGAGAATACAACGAGAAAGGAATATTCGCGGATATTCGCACGCGCTTGGGGCTGTTCTTTCCGGGCGTGGCGATCAAGGTGTCCGCGAGCTAGTTTATGAGTAAAAACAGTCTATACATGAAAACCCCAGCCGTTGTGAGCCAAGAGGCTGGGGGGTTTCCCGTCCCTGAGTTTAAGCCCTTTACATTGCCAGAGGTCGGAAACGACCCTGTAGATGTCTATATCGCTGCAATTCAGGAAGATGCACCATTTGAAGAAAAGACGGTCGCCAACGGCCTCGTTAACCTTTCCAAATATGTCCTTCCTTCCGATTACAGTTACGTTGGAAATGAGGAAAAACGGTATTCCTATAAGCTTCCCGTAGTTGCTTTGACCAAAAAACAATATGAAGCTGTGAAAACACGCATCGCGGAAACTCTAGTTAATTTGCCCATGCGTAAAAATCCTGCACATAAGGACGATCCTAAGAAACCTGAATATCTTGATCCTGAGCAGGTTCGCCTTGTAGATTACGTTATTTTCTGTCGAGTGCAAGACTATCGCCCCAGTGATAATTTTATGCTTCCCGAAGTTTCTAAAGGCGAGGCAGTAAAACCTACTGAAACTAAGGAATTTACTGAGCAAGTGCAACAAAGCCTTTATGCCAAACAAGGCTTAACAACTGAAAAAGAGCAAAAGAAAAAGCAATGAGTTTAGCAAGTGAAGTAATTACACGCATCGGCTCACAAAAACTGATTGAGCTAACTAATCAAAGCGGCGCCCAAACCACAATAAACACAGACGTATTAAACGCTGCTTGCGCCGATGCTGCCGCCGTGTTTTCGCGGGTGACAGGCATAGCGTTCGATGAAGCAAACGCTATGCACATTGCTACGCTTATTTCGGGTGTGATTTGGAAACTTGAGGAATACAAAAGCCGCGATTCTGGCGTAGTCCAGAGCCGGGCGAAATCATTTTTTGCTGATTGTAAAGGGATTTTGGATAGCCGTTATTGGGGGCCGAAAACCAATAGCCCACTGGCTCCTACAAAACCAAAATATGGCACGCGCCCAGACATGGACGCTAGTAAAATAGCATTTCGGCAGCGTGGTAGGTCTACTAATATTAGTGAAACTTTCGAGGATGAATAAATGGTAGGAGAGCATAAGCAAACGCTGGACGCTGGTTATGGGACTTCCACGACTACAGATTTACCCTCTAGCGTGGCCGCCGCCGCAGAGATTGACATGATGAGCGTGTCTGACAAAGTTGTCGGCGTTTTTACCACAATCGCAGTAGATTTCCAATTTCTTTGGGCTGTTAGTGCGGCCGCCGCTGCTACGGCGTTTGCAGCGGGAGCATATCATAAGCAAACTGCTGGCTCGCTTAATTTCGGTGGATGGGCGCATCGCAAAAATTTATACGTCAGATCGCAAGGCGCGGCATCTACGAACGGACTTAGCTATACTTATGTGGAGGGCGCGTAATGGCGAGTAAGGCGGAATTATGGGATCAACTGAGCAAGGCTATAAAAATTGTAGATAATATCTACAAGGCTGGTGCGTCAAACTCACCAAACGTGGCCGGGATGGTAGACACTCTCCAGCAAGCTTATGAAGGCTCGCATATTGGTACGACAGAGCGAAATATAAACGCTTTGCGGACAAAATATAGCGAGCTAATTCGTAGTTACAATAGCTCGCTAGATGCTTTGATTCTTGAACTTGCGCGAGTTGGTTACAACTCAATAGCGACAAGTGTTAGTGCTGCTTTAGACGATATTGCCGCTGGCATGAATGGCTCTGAGACCGTAAAAAACAGGGCATTTACGTTTGATACTACGGTCGCCGCTGGTGGTAGTAATGTTGGCAATGGTACTCTTTACCGTGTTTATCGTGACAAGTACGATGCTAACATTGAGGCGGGTCAGTTTATCCAAGGGACTATACGCGCTCGTGTTATTACCGACCGATCAAATGGTGTTTCGGCTGGTGCAGAGGCGGCCATCTTGTACGGTGTTGGCACGGGCAAGGTAGACGAAATCGAGTTAGGCAACGCGCCAAACGGACAGCAAAGCCTTAACGCTGTTAAATCTGCGGATTCAACAATCGGAACAAACCTATCGTTTGATACTGCGAGCGGCAGCAATGCTACGACATTTGATAACTGGACGCTCACGGCATTTACTGCCAGCGATTTTGCCATTTATACAAGCGATTATTTCCGCAAGTCGCCCGGTCTTACGACTGGACAGTGTTGCCAATTTAAATTAAACAACACGATTACACAGACAGTAAACGCCGCAAGCATAGATTACTCGCGCCCCGTAATGCTTATTGTGCGGGCAAAGCGGTTATCTAGCTGTGATGGGACAATGACAATTAGACTTGGCATAAAGTCTAAAGCCGTGGCGCTGTCCGCGCAATCTGGCTGGTTTGACACATATATCGGTGTAGATGCTGATGATGATGGCTGGTATGATAATTTCAAAGAGGACAATAGCGGCAACGGTTTCCGTGTGGCTGTTGATCTTGCATCACGCACAACGGGAACGTTACTGATAGATGAAATTATCTTGGCGCAGCCAGTGCTTTGGAATGGGATATATTACTTGCTCACGGCAGGTAGTACGGATTATTTGAAAGAAGATTATTTTGAATACGTTGACAGTGTGAGCAATACGGGCGTAAACCAAACGTGGCTTGCGCGGCTTTACAGTAAGCACTTGCCGCACACAAGCGGCTCACCAACTTACGCGGACGCTTAAAAAATGTGGAATACGCCACCAGACCCAAGCGAAATACTACGCCAGCCCGGCCTTTTGTTTTGGAATCCTACTGCGCTGGACGGTGAAGCCAATTTCGGCACGAAACTTGGCTATCAGGAAAAGCCAATCGAGGTTGGTATAGACTACAAATTTGGGACACTGTATGGCGAAGAGGACGGCAACGAGCCTAAGCACAAGGTTTTCTTGGGTGTTGGTGAAATTTTTATTAGCACGCTACTCAAAAACTACAACGCCACTGCGCTCTCCGTGCTTTTTCCGGGCCTGACGACCTCGACACAGTTAAAAATACCCAATAGTTATTACGCTGGTTCTGACCTGTTATCCAGCAATTACGGGCGTTTGCTGTTCGTGCCAGAAGATAGCACAAATAACATGGTCGTGCTATTTCAGAAGGCCGCGCCCAATATCACTGGCGCGTTTAGGCTTAGTCGTGCGCTGGACACCGATTTTCCTGTTCGTTTTGATGCTTACCGAAAGACAAATGACGTAGACGGCCGTATATATGTCGGCCCCCTTGCAAGTGCGGTACTACGATAGTTTGGTGACAAAATGACTCCAAAACAGGTTTTAGAGAGAACTAGAGATTATCTTAGAGCTTTGACTTGGCCGTCAAGCTCTAACGTTGTTTTTGGGGAGCGTGTTTATGTTGTTGGCGAAACGCCTATCCAGCAATTAGCGCAATATGGATAGCCATGCGGATCGTGACTGGGAAAC